GCTACACTCACTAGTTGACTGATTACCGGCTTCACCAGGATCACCTGTATGCAATGCCACATACAAACTACCGGCCGCAGTTGAGCCGACAAGACCAGTTGCATCTCCAATAGTTGCAAGTGTTGTGTTCTTGAATATTAGTTCAAGTAATGCTGTTTCAAAAGCGTTTGAGGCTGACATTTATAATCCCCTTTGTTAAATTAAGAATTTATAAGTTATTTTTTATTTATTGATTTTTTATACTATTTAATGCGATTTTCGTTTCTTGTTTTAATATTGGTATAATACTAGGTAATTGAGCCTTCCATTTTTCGGCAAGACCAAGACGGGGAGGAACTGTTACTTCTTTTTTAAGTATAAAGTAAACCATAAGCTTTCCACCATTATTCCGTGCAAGCATTCTGGTGCCCTTTTTATTCTTAACAAAAAACAAATCACCAATCTGACGTGGACTTGTATACCTTGACACACCTGCAGGGGTTAATGCCGGGCCAGTCGGGATAGAAAGAAAATGCCCCGGTTTTGCACGAATTGTCTTCCCTTCCTCTTGTGTCCGCCAATACTTATTTACACTGTTATCTACCCAAATAACTAGAGATTGGCCAGAACCATTAGAAACTGTTGAATGATTAAAGGCCCTTTTTAATGCCCCTGTTCTACTATGTAATGTACTTTTATCTCCGGTTCTTCCCTTAATTGATTTTTGTACACTTCCAACATATGACCGCCCAAATTTATTAAGCGAGCGATTAAATACCGGTTGAACTAATCGCATCGGCAAAGTGTTCACAGTAGCTATCATCGCATTTAATTCATTTGCAAATCGGTTTACATCATATGTTGCATTAGACATATTCTTTGTTCCTGTACATTTCTAATGATTCTTTTACTGTCGGATCTAAAACCAATTTTTTGTACGATGTTTGACCACCCCCTTGTATTGATTCGCTACTTAATCCCAATCGCTTCCTTGCATTATACCATATACCACCCTGTATACGTGCAGCCATTTCAAGATCAGGATATGATGACTGTAAATTTGTTTGAGACGCAGCAAGACCTCCGGTGTAAACAATTTTTAATGCACTATATCCAGATGTAAGAGATTGCTTATCTATAACAACACGACCGTTTGTTCCCAAAATAGTGTAATTGTCTGAGCTAATAGCCGTTGAGAAATCTCGGCCGTAATCGTTATAGACTGCAATCTGTGTTATAGGGTATGCATCAACAAAAAACATTGTTTGGCCATCGGATACATCAAAATACTCCGTTCGCTCTACCAATTCGATTGACCGTATTAAATACTGCTCTATCACAGCAGATACCGCCAGTGCAATTGATGCGAGTATTATATTATCATCACTCGACGTTAGGCCGATCAGACTTTTTATGTTGTCTCTTGTCGTTATCAGCATTATTTACCAGTGCTTTTTTTTGTACCACCGTCTGATGGCGTTCCCGGTTTAGGATTGCCCTGTTTTGACATCTTTTTATCACTCAAACCGTCCTTGATGATTTCCAGTTTGTGCATTTGATTAGAGACGTTATATTCATTATCGTCAATAATAACATGCTCAATCACATTCTTGTCTTTATCAAGTTTGTTTTGTAATTGTTTGTTATTGCCGATATTAAATGAATAATCTCCACGTAATTTGTATTTCATAATGTGCCCTTAATCTGTTACAGGTTTCACGGTCGACTCTCCAAGTGTTATCGCTCCAGAAGATACAAATGAGCCACTCGAACCAATAATTGTTGCCTTTGCGCGTACATACCGCTTTTTACCTCTAAAGTTAATATCTTTTGTGTCAAATATCCCAGCTGTATGTGTTGCTGTGTCAAATACCGCCGTTGTAATATTTGAAAAATTATACCTTAATATTTTTCCAACAATATCGCTTGTAGTAACCTGCGTCCAATCTTGAGCCGCTCCTTCATATTCAACGTCCCCACCAGATGCAACAGTTTCTAAGTAAACAAGCACATAGTTTGATGTACTTATTGTATATGTCCCGGTAAGAATATAGTGGTAATCTGTAGCCGCAGCAAGATCAACAGGACGATCAAATGTAAATGTTACCCAGCCCCAAGTCGCGGCAATAGATGAAATCTTTACCGAGTCAACAGCATCCGCGTGCACTAATATGTCAGATGGATCACCATTTGCACTATCACTAAAAATTGACAATGTAACAGAGTTTGTACCAGTCACGGTTCCTGTTTTCCGCAGTTTTAACGTTACACTATTAATTGTTCTTGCAGAGTCTTGAGTCACTACAAACCCCACTTTTACATATGTCGAATCAGCAACACTACGGAGTCCTAAACTATCCGCTGTAGTTGCGACCATATTGTTTAGGCCACCACCATACACGGCTTCACTTGCCTCTTGCATTACAACAGAAGTGGAGCAAGCTGATCCTGCACTTGATTTTGCTGACTGCCAAAGTGCAACACCGGAAAGAAATCCTGATCGGTCAACTACTTTTGATCCGTATGTTCCGACTGTAGTTATTCTAGCCGCAGGATCAAATAATTCATACGTTCCGACATCGTTACCAAGCGGATTTTCTGCGTTTGTGATTACAAACGACATAATTAAAATTATACCGATTACAAATAAGTTTTTCACTGTAAAGTCTCCTTTAAAAAAATGAAATAATGGCGGGACCATCCCCGCCCTTGTGTTAGTATTATAATATTATTCTGTCTTTGCATCATTACACAGACAGAAAGACTCCGGATGCCGTGCTGCAATATCAACCATTTGAATCATCCTAACTTTTGTTTGATTCTTTTCAAATGCACTTCCAGCACTGTCAGACCTGGCTATATCGATACCTCCCCACTGTGCAATAATAAGATCAGACCAATTTGCAAAGTATACTTCTGAGCATACAGTACCTGACGAACCTTTCTCAAGGTTTGTTGGCAGTTGTGTTGTAGTATACATAGGATATCCAAGTTCTGCCTTAAGGTTTTCATCCGAGAGAGATTTTACAATATACTCCCCGGCTGTATCACCACTATACTGAGCAATTTTTGTTTTTCTTAAACGCTGTTTTATGTACGGGTGTGTTACAAATGCAAGATTCCCCCGCAGTGCATTATCAATCATCAACTCAGTTTCCATGTCAATAACATCATCAAAATCAAAGTAATCACCATTTGTTCCGAGAGCAAGCGTATTAATACTTGACGTATTTGCAACACCTGTTGGTTGATTTGATGCGCCAGTACCGCGTAGCGCCCCAAGATCAACTCCAAGCTGTATTTGCATATCCATATCGCCAAGTAACAAATTTTCAAGACTTGGATTTGAAGCTGCGAGTATTAGTGTTTTATTCTGAATAACATACAACGCAGCGAGTTCTTTAGGTGTCAATGAAAGCTGCTGATCACCAATTCCACTTCCTGTTATTTCATCACCTTCACCAATCCAGTAAGCTGTCAATGAGCTGCTATGTCTTGGAATGGTTACTGGTGATCCCGTCAGCCCTGTAAGAAGTGTTGCTCCAGCCTGTTTTACAACCGTATTAGCATAAAGCCTTTCAATCCAGTTTTGAATTGCTTGAGGTGGTATAGCGTATCCACCAGCGCCACCTGTTGACGTAATCTCATTGGCTTTTCCAATAGCTTCAGCATACTCTTGCAACTTTGCGTATTCAAATGATTTCCCTTTATCTGCAAATGTGCCAAGTTCTGGATTGTACCATTTGTTTAACAAAATGCCACACAATGCACGACCTCTTGAAAAATTTTCAAGTGATTTGTCACCTTCCATAGCGGTTTGTCTTTTTGTCAACATCTCACTAAATTCTTTAAGCCTCGCCTGGATTGATTCAATTTCAGCCTTAAGCTTTCCTTGTTCAGTTTCAAAGTACTCTTTACCAACAACGCCAGCGTCGAGTTTTGCTTTTAGCGCTGAAAGTTCCTCTAACGCTTTTTTTAATTCTTCGTTCATCATTTATTCCTTGTTAAGATTTTTTTCGATTAGTTTAGATACACCATTAATACCATCAGCGATAAGATCGTAAAGCTCTTTTTCAGCTTCGGTTTCAGTATCGGGCGTATTGCCACTGTTACCAGCATCGTTGAGTTTACTTTGGATGTTTGCCATATCCGTTTTTATCGATTGTATTTCTGTTTTTATTTCGTTAAGAGTTTCACCAAGAGTGTTATCAGCTTTTATTTCTTTGATTTCATTTACAACATCTTTGAGTGTTGTTTCTTTAACCTGTACAGACAGCGTTTTGTTTACCATTAACAACGCTCTATCAACTGCTATTTTAAGCGATTCAGGAATATTTGGCTCACTATCACTATTAACAATTCTCGTCATTGAATCTTTTGTGATAATTCCCTTTTGTACTGCAACAGTAAGTGTATCCTGTACAAGCGCTGAAGGGTTACACCCTAGAGCACATGCCGAATCTTCGAGTAGTAAAGACTTTTCAAAAATTACCCCGTATCGACCAAGACCAAGCTTAGCCCGTTCATTTTCATCTTCGATACGTGTTACTTTTTTGGGAATAAACCCGACTGAATTACCGTTTAACATTTGAGCATTAACCAGATTTAAACACATATCAGCCCAAGGGTTTGCTTCAGGAAGAGCAAACATGTTGTAGATATACAATGCGCCGTCTTTTACATACCACTTTATACCCTTGCCAATTGGAAGTGTATCATAGTCGTGAGAATACGCAAACACTGGATTCATCTTGTATCGCGAAAAATCCCATCCGCCTTGTCGGATAATATCTCCTGCACTATCTACCGTTTCATCTGATGCTTTATACAACTTTACACGACCTTCATACGCTTTATCATACTTGACACCAGCCTTTTCAAATATTTCTTCAAGCTCTTTTGTCGATAATGTGCTATCTGTAACTTGAAGGTTAATATTTTGTTGATGCAGAAACACTTCATTGTTTTCCGCGTTGCCAGATGCCATCATACTGTCATATCGTTTGTATACACTCTGGAGTTGTTCAACGGTTGCTTCCTTTGCAGACTTAATTGACTGCATTAATTGATCAAATTCATTCATACTTACCTCATTCCGCAGGGATTTCAGCACACCTGCAATTTATTACTTGATCAGCTGGACCCGCTGGATCACTTGGATACATCAGAGTCTCCGCCATTCTATTTAAATTTACCATATAATTATGATCTATCTTTACAGGACCAACGCCATCTAATATTTCGTGGTCTCCACGCACATGTTCATCACCGGATGATGACCAATCACTTGTTTTTACACCTTCACCGACAAGAACTGTATGTCTTACCGGAGAAGCGATCTGAGCGGTTTCTGTTCGTGCAATTGTCAGTGTTCTTGCAGGTGTTGCCCTTTGGTTAAACTCATTACGAATACGAGTTGACAGTTCAGTTACGGTTTCACCCTCACGAATACCAGCGGCAAGATTATTCTTCAAACTTGACCAACATCGATCTGTAATACCTACAATTTTATTCGCTTTTCGATTAAGTATTGCAAGTATTCGTGGGTCCGTTACGTTCCAAACCTCTACACCTAATAACTCTGTGATATCCTCAATAGAATATTTTGCAGAGTTTTGTAAATACGGATATGCAATTTGTTTTAATTTAGCTTTCCACTCTTCGTTATTAAACAAAATGGCGTCTAGTTCTGCATAAGTTGGTATTGCTTTGACAAGCGATTTTGTCGCATCATCAAATAGTTTTAATTGCTCAACACGAAGATCATACCAATATTTTTTTATTTTTGATTGGAACGCCGCTTCTATTGGAGTGAATACCCTTGCAATCCATAATCTTGTTATCTTTTCTTTTCGTGCCGACTTAGTTACCATGTGCCGTATCTCAGATTTTGATTCATCGTTTTCAGGTGTTTCAATTGGCATACCAGCTTGATCTGCAGGCACTAAGTTCATTGGTAAATATCCAGTATCACCCCACTCTGTTTTGTCAAATCCAAGATTAAGCCGTTCGTTTATTGCATTCGCGCTGTATCCCATGTCGAAATATCGCTTTGCAACATCAGAGTTTTGCATCACATTGGATTGAAGCGCCCCTACATTGCTGAAATCAAAAAGGCAATAAAGCCCTTGTGTTTCTTTAATCCTGCCATTAAACAATTTTTGATTTACAACATCCTCTATATAACGAGCTTCGGGTATAATTTGATCTTGCCAAAACGACTTATCTGCCTGAAGTGCAGTTGCAAAGTTTATATCTTCGTATATTGAATTTTTAATTTTTGGAACGCCTAATCCTGCATGTGTTTCATCTCTGTTCCATTTTCTGCCGTCTGTGTATTGCATGTCCTGTTGCGAATTAGGGTTAAATATAAATTCAGCACCACCTTGTAACAATCCGACTTTACCAGAGTTCTCAGGCCCCTTGTGCCTTGCTTCAAACCCATTTATCAATTTATCTTTTTGATCTTTACCAAGAAATTCCAATACTTTGAGAAATCCACCAGGCATGCCTCCGTTATCAAATAGCGCTTCATTAAGTACCATTGCTTTTAGATCTTGTGATGCGGATTTTTCCACAACGTCAAACGGAGCCAATCCACGCACTTGATAAGGATTATAACGATAAAATCTTATTATTTGATGGCGTTCATACTCTTCAGTCTGCTTTGAACCAAGTTTTCTCTTTTTCCAACCTGTTAAATTCCCTGTTTCCTTGTCAACAATTGGCTCAAAAGCTTGCTTTGGATATGGCCCAATTTCACGCGGTAATTCAGTCTCGTTGACCTTGCCATTTTTACCGCCAAGTGTCCAAAACACTTCACCTGTCATATGCATAAGTACTATATATGATTCCCAAAGTTGAGCACGACACATAAGAGGGTTTGGATCATTAAATAAATTATATACATCACCATCCTCAATAACTTCAAATCCTGACTTTACAAGATACTCTATACCGTGTTTGTGCATTCGTTCAACAGGTACAGATCTGATTTTGTTAAGCAATGATTTAGACGCTGTTTTACCTGATTTATCATAACGAACGATAATGAACGGAACGCCTTTTAATGCTGTTGCTTTTGCGTTGATACACGCATATGTCCAAATGTGTTGACGATACGGTTCTGTGAGTTCGCTATCCTTCATCTTTAAATACATAGGTTTCATAAATGATGTATTCGGAAGATTTGGTAAACTCTCTAAACCCTTTGTTTCTGTTATCGCTCCATATTTATTTACTTGTATTATACCCATGATATATAGTCACCCTGCTTTACATCTTTTGAATACGCATATCTCAATGCGTCCATTGCGTGATCGTTGACCTCAATTGCTTCGTTGATCGATTCACCAGCCTTGTTTTTCTTCCACTGATACTTTGACATTTCCTCTATCGTTTTTACACATTTTGTATTGATTATTATCTTGTGCTGTTGTAACCATTGTATAGTATGCAATTTCATACCTTTAGGTTTTTCAGCTCCAACGGCATTAATCCAATTGTCATCTTGTGACTTCAATTCACTTATATCTTTGGGAGCTTCAGAATCACATATTACGATATTTTCACCGCAGTAAGGTTTTATCATTCGTGCAAGGTCGTGATTTTGTAATCCCCTTTGATATACTTCGTCAAATACATATACTGTCTTATCGCGCCTGGAATATGCAGTGTTTAAGAATACGGTTGGATCATTCGTAAACCCGAAGTCAAGTCCACACCTCCATATATCAAAAGCGTTTCTTAGACTTGATATATCTCTTACTTCCCAATTATTGAAAATCAGATCACCAAGAACACCCCATTCACCAAGAGCATATACCATATAGTGATATGGGGATGTATCTTTGAAATCTTCAAGTCTATCAATATCGCCCTGATCAAGAAAACGCAGATTATCTTTATATGTCGAATGATGGATAAGTGTTTTTTCATTATGTAAATACTTTATATTCTGACCATTAAAAAACCGCTGACATATCCAGTGTGATCGATAAATAGTGTTATACATCAAAGTAACACGCTTTACATACTTACTTTTCCCGCGCAACCGTGTAAGTAATAAATTGTAATCACTCACAGTAATTTCTGTAGCTTCCTCTATAATAAGATCTGTAATAACACCCTTCGGAACTGTAATTGACTTGATTTTTTCAACATCGTCAAGGCCACGAAAATAAACTTTAGTTCCGTTCGGTCCTGTCATTTCTAAATCTGTTTCGCGTGATTTAATATTATTTGTGAGTCTAAATTTTGAGCGGGCTTTCTTCATCTCTGCGTAGAACGATGTTCTTAGTGTACCAGCAACTTTTCTAACGACAAGAAAATTTCTCTCGGTTGAACATAGGTCAAGAGTTGTACGTTGAGCGACAAAAACAGATTTACCCGATCCGCCTCCACCGCAAAAATGTTGTAGAGGAGTTTGACATTTCAGATACTGATAAAATTTGTCATTGAAGACGCGTTTTTTTATTGTAACCCTATACGGTTCCATCGCAGTCACCGCCGCGATCAGGGTTATCAATATCAGTGTCATCT